GTACCAGCAACTGCTCAAGAGTATGTTGCATATAAGTTTGTCTTAAGTCGTGATACTACAACAACAAGTTTAGGTCCTGTATTCAAGGGCTATCAAGCAAAGGCTACTATCGCTACCCCGCGTCAGCGCGTAATGCGCTTTCCTGTCTACTGCTTTGATGTAGAGACAGACCGTTACAACACATTGGTTGGCTTTGAAGGCAGAGCATCTGAAAGAATCAGACTGCTAGAAGAGATAGAAGAATCTGGTGACGTACTTACGTGGCAAGATTTAACTACCGCTGAGTCACGTCAAGCAATCATTGAGCAAGTTACATTCACCCGTATGACACCACCTGACAAACGCTTTGATGGCTTTGGTGGAGTTATCGAAATAACCATAAGGACAGTCTAATGACATACACCAACTGGGCATCGCTTATAGTTGCCCTCATTGCTATCGTTACAGCATTTGCTGGTTTAGTACGCTGGCTAGTTAAGCACTATCTCAATGAACTTAAGCCAAATGGTGGCAGTTCAATGAAAGATTCTGTCATAAGACTTGAGGAAAAAGTAGAGATTCTTTACCAAATCTTGATTCAAAAGAAGTGAGCGACAATGACTATTGCCAAGACTGCGACTCCCGCTGCCAAGTCTGTGCTCCGGCAGGCAACAGCATTGAGGCCGAAGAGGACGAAAGCCTCCGATGGTCTGCTCCCATCTAAAGCACACATAGCGCAGAGTCCCAACTCAGACCACAATACAGGCTTTGCCGTAGATTTGACTCACGATAAACTAGGTGGGATCAACTGCCACGAAGTTTATGAGCATTTAAAGTCAGACAAGCGTGTGAAGTATTTAATCTTCAAGGGTAGGATTTGGTCATCCGAAAAAGGTGACAGAGAATATACAGGTTCTAATCCACACAACAAGCACATCCATATTTCAATCAAGGACAACTGCGGGGATGACACTTCCCCTTGGTTCCCTTGGTTAGGTAAAGCAACAGTTGCCAATAAAGTAAAGGCTGCTGTTAAACCCCTACCAAAGAAAGAAGCAAAATGAAAAACCTATTCAAACTAAGCGACAAAGATGTTGCTGCTGTTAAGTCATACCTTCGTGCCCTGCTCGCTGCAGGAATCACAATGGGTATCGCTTTGCTAACAGACCTACGTCCTGAGTATGCTGTTCTCATCGGCGCATTGGCTGCACCACTGGCTAAATGGGCAGATAAGAACGAAAAAGAATACGGACTCGGCTCAGAATAATACCGATTTCAAGGGCCTAGCAGGCCCATAGAGACAAGAAACCCCCTTACCTTAGGTACTTACCTAGGGCGAGGGGGTCTTTTGTTGTTTTAGATCTCTTCGTCTAGCCACTCATCCAGCAAATCGCGATATCGTTCTTCGCGTTTCCTGAAGATAAAACTTTGTACTCGATCAATGACCTCGTATAATAGATCACGAATCGCTAGAGCAAGTAAGGCACCGATGACGATCTCAAGCATAGTTATCCCCTTATAATATATATTATATATATTATATAGACCCTCCATAGAGGGTCTTATATAGTATATTATATACCAGTATACACATACAATCCGATAAGTACAAGTTTTGTTAAACTTTGCACAACAGGCCTGATGGTGTATACTGCGGTTATGACAATTGAACTTGAAGGGTATGAGATACCCGAACACATCAGCTACTCAGCACTGACTACCTACATTGACTGTGGGTATATGTACTATCTATCAAGACTACTATCCATCCCTGAGCAACCATCTGTGTGGTCCGCAGGGGGTAAGGCATTCCATTACGCGGCAGAAATGTGGGACTTAGAGAATGAGTAACACATACTGGGATCTTGCCTGGCTCAAGGAAACAAAAGACTTAGACCTAAGCAAAGCACGTGTGGGTGGTCGATCCACTAAGGCAAACCCTGACAAAGAAGATGCCGTATGGTGGGAAGCAGAAGGTTCCAAGTGGGTAGATAGTTACATCGCTTGGCGCAAGAACAATCCTAACTGGAAAATCTGGAAGACACCTGATGGTAATCCAGCAATCGAGTTAGCGTTGATGCCTGACTTTGCTGGCGTGCCAGTCAAGATGGTGATTGACAGGGTGTTTGAAGTCGATGGACAACTTGTTGTTGTTGACTTGAAAACCTCTCAGCAAACCCCTTCCAGTGCGCTTCAACTTGGTTTCTATAAGGTGGGACTCGAAAGAGTCTTTGGGGTTGAAATCAATTTGGGTACATACTGGATGGCACGTCAGTCGGGCACAAGTTCAATGGTTGATCTGTCAACATACACTGGTGACAAGATGGACTACCTTGCGCAGAACTTTGATAAAGCAAGAAAGTCTGGTATATTTCTTCCTAATACAAATAACTGTCAGTACAGATGTGGTATGACCGCTCACTGTCAGTTCTCAACGAAAGTAGAAAAATAATATGGCAACAGAAGACTGGAAGTTACAAGTATCATACAAGACACCATCAGGTGATATGATTAATATCCGTGCTAACACTGCTGATGAACTCAGCGTGTTGCTAGAAGGTATCGGCGACTACTCTGTGCAGATTGCAGCAGTTCAACGGTTAGTTGTTGGTGCTTACAATACAGCCCCTTTGGGAACCACGCCTTCAACTCTAAGCACAGCGCCATCCATATCCTCCGCTCCAACCCCAGTATCGCCAGTTACGGGCACCGCTTCACCGACTTGCGTGCACGGGGCACGGATCTTCCGTCAAGGAGTAAGCAAGACGACAGGAAAGCCATACGCATTCTGGGCGTGTCCAACACCACAGGGGACGCCAGACCAATGCAAGCCAGTCAACTAGTACAACAAGAACTACTATAAGATGAGTCGTGGTCACCGTATTACACCAAAGCGGTGGCTGCGACTTCTCTCTAGAGAGGGGGAGAAATGCGTACACTTGTCAGAAGCGTTGGTCGTGCCAGTATCGGCGGAGAGCCGTTGCCTAGTTGCTTTAAGGCCTTCGAGAACAACAAAATTATTATCAGACGATCTGAAGTATCGATGTTTGCAGCAGCGCCAGGCGTAGGTAAGTCTACACTAGCACTAGCACTAGCATTGAAGATGAAAGTTCCAACTCTATACGTATCAGCAGATACTAATGCACATACAATGGCTATGCGCTTAGCATCTATGATCTCAGGTAAGAGTCAGAGTGATGTTGAAAGTTTGATGAACACCGATCAAGGTTGGACACGTGCAACATTAGCACGGGGCAACCATATCGTATGGTCATTTGAATCAGCACCTACCTTGCAGGATATTGATGAAGAAGTACAAGCATTCGAAGAACTATGGGGCTGTGCCCCTACACTTATTATTGTCGACAATTTAATGGACGTAGCCACCGATGGTGGCGAAGAGTTCGCATCTATGCGAGCAATTATGAAGGAGTTGAAGTATCTTGCACGTGCTACTAATGCGGCTGTCGTTGTTCTCCATCACACTTCTGAGGCTGTTACTGGGTCTCCGTGCCAGCCACGCTCTGCTATCCAAGGTAAAGTCGCTCAACTTCCAGCTCTTATATGCACACTTGGCGTTGTTGGAACTTCAATGGGTGTTGCACCTGTCAAAAACAGATACGGAAAAGCAGACGCAAACGGAACGCTTATGACTTGGGTTGCATTCAATCCAGAGTATATGTTCATTGACGATATACCAGAGAATGTATAATGAAAACAGTTGAGATAAGTATGACCAGTGCGACACGCCAAGTGTTTGGCGATGATGTATATGGTGACCTAAGATGGATTGCTAAACGCGATTACAACTACGAAGGTGATATGACATTTACTGAACGTAGTAAACCACACATCACACCCAGTGGATACAAGTGTACTATCGTATACGTGACGGGACAATGGGAAGATGACAACTAGAAAATCACACAAGCAAAGAGGGGCAACATATGAAACAGACATCAAGGACTGGTTTAGAGCAAATGGATACGACGCTGAACGACTTGCAAGAACAGGTGCAAAAGATGAGGGAGACGTTGTTGTCCGTTCGGACTTCCTTGGTAGCATTGGAATTATCGAAGCAAAAGCCCCAGGTGCAGGCAACTCCATTGACCTTAGTGGGTGGACAAGAGAAGCCCAACTGGAAGCAACGCATTATGCGGAAGCCAGAAATCTCAAGAGAGAAGAAGTTCTCCCTGCAGTCCTCATTAAAGCGCGAGGAAAATCTATATCCGACTCGTACCTTGTCTTAAGATTAGGTGATGTATTCGGTGAGTGATATGCCTTCGGTCAAGGCAGTGCTTGAACACTACGGTGCCAGCATACGCAGAGATCACGGACAAACAAATCTCAAGTGTCCGTTTCACGGCGATACTCACCAGTCAGGTACTGCAAACTTAGATGAGAATATATTTATTTGTTTCGCCTGTGGCGTACAAGGTAACAGTCTACAACTTATAGCAAGACAAGAGGGGGTCGATATTCGTGAAGCAAAACGAATCGCAGAAGGAATTACTGGGGAGAGCAGTTCAACGGTATCAGGAAAACATTTATCTAGCCGAAGATTACCTCAAAAGCAGAGGTATAACAGTGGAAGTGGCACGGCTGGCTCGATTAGGCGTAGTCGCGGAGCCTGAGGTTGGACACGAAGCGTTCATTGGTAGACTTACCATCCCGTACATTACTAAAACTGGGGTTGTTGATCTTCGTTTCCGCAGTCTTAACCCTGCTGTTGAGCCTAAGTATATGGGTATGACTGGTGCTGAAACAAAGATGTACAACGTTCTAGATATTGAACGAGCAGGTGATTGGATTGGAGTATGTGAAGGTGAGTTGGACACTCTTACTCTCAGTAAGTGTATTGGTATTCCTTGTGTTGGTGTTCCTGGTGCTAACTCGTGGAAGAAACATTATACAAGATTACTTGCGGACTTTGAAAGAATATTTGTTTTCGCAGACGGAGATCAGCCAGGAAAAGAATTCGCAACTGGACTCGCAAGAGAATTACCAGTCACCATTGTCTCAATGGGTGAAGGTGAAGATGTTAATTCTGCCTACGTCAAACACGGTGCGGAATATGTCAGAGAAAAGATGGGAATGGGATTCGATGATTAATAGAGATGAATGTCCAGAGTGTGGTGAGAAGTTTGAGAATGTGTTTGAAGCAACAGACCATCTACTCGAAGAGGATGATGAGTTTGACCCAGCATTGATCTTACCTAATGGGTATAAGTTAATGATAGGTTCATTGCTTAAGTGTCTGTATCGTTATGCTGACAGTCCTGATGATGTCAAGCGCATAGCGCAAGAGACATACTTGACTTTGTTTCTTGCTGAGACTGACCCACGAACTATCGTGGACACAATTGAAGATATGATAGTCAGTTCTAGCGTAGCAGATTTGGATAATGAACTTAAACAGCTACTTAAAGATGGAGAATGAGGAAGTATGGCAGATTATATGGCATCTAAAAAATCAAGGGTTCAAGATAAAGAACTTGGACTTGACGTCAAGCATCTTAACTATAACATTGACAGTTCCAATATTCGCTTCAGAGAAGCAGTAGATAAAACTTTCTTTGAGTTAGAACAATTGCTTCTTAGTAAGCACGAGGACTACGGCCCAAAGAATATCAGCGAGAGTCCAGGTGGTCCGTTGAATGGATTGCGTGTGCGAATGCACGATAAGTTGGCTCGCCTTAATAACTTAGTTGAGAGCGGTGCTGACCCTAAGCACGAAAGTTTAGAGGATACGTTAAAAGATATGGCTAACTATGCAATCATTGGGTTGCTAGTACTTAGGGATGAGTGGGACAAATGATGTTGGCAATTTTACTATCGCTTCAACTAGAACTAATGTCTATACTTGCACTAATCAGTGCGATTTTTGGCATCTAAGGTAATGGAGATAACACAATGAAAACAATTGTTTGCATATCCGATCTTCAAGTACCATATCACGACGTAGAAGCAGTGAATGCAATTGCAAAATTCATTAAGGCTTACCAGCCTGATACAGTTGTATCCTGTGGTGATGAAATGGATATGCAGACAATCAGTAAGTGGAGTAAGGGTACTGAGTTAGAGTTTGAACGGTCAATAGGACGTGACCGTGATACAACGAGACAGGTACTCTACGACTTGACTGTTGAACATATGGTGCGTAGTAATCATACAGATAGATTGTTCAATACAGTTGCGATGCGAGCACCTGGATTGCTAGGTCTACCTGAGTTGCAACTTGAGAACTTCCTTGGTCTTGATGAACTTGAGATTAAGTATCACAAAGATCCATATGAACTAGCACCTGGTTGGTTACTTATGCACGGTGATGAAGGTAACGTACAGCCTACCGCAGGAGCCACCGCATTGGGCTTAGCCAAGCGTTCAGGTATGAGTGTAGTCTGTGGACACACGCACCGTATGGGTCTCACACACCACACGCAGGCGTATCGTGGTGGTACACCTAAGACTGTATGGGGTATGGAACTTGGCAACTTAATGGATTACAAGAACGCAAAGTATATTAAAGCAGGATTGTTTACGTGGCAACAAGGCTTTGGTATCTTACACGTTGATGGCAAGAGTGTTGTGCCACAACTAGTACCGATTGTTAATAGATCATTCACTGTCGATGGCAAGACTTGGAAGTGGTAGCGTGGAATGGTCACGCATTGAACCCTGGGAATTTATAGTAGTTCACGTATCATCTGAGTACCATAAGAAGTACGAGATGGTTGAACTAGAAGATATAAAGCAAGCATTGTATGAATGGTTCCCTATGCACGCAAACAATCTATCTGATTGGGAACTCATCGATAAGAAGGATGCAAAGAATTTAATTTATCGTTCCTTACGGAACAGGGCTATAGATTACTGTCAGTACTGGAAAGCTAAGAGTATTGGGTATGATCAAAGTGATTTATATTATTACGAACCCGATGTAGTAGAAGCACTACTACCACCTGTGTTACGTGGCGAGTGGGGTGTAACTCATAAGTTGAATCTCGGTAGACCAGGGAGACCGAGTGCTCCAGCAGAAGGTGGAAATTTGCAGGCGATGATGGTTGAAATAGATAATGCATATCGGAAGTTAAATGACCAGGATAGAAGGTTACTTTTCCTCCGATATGCAGAATCTATGGAGTTCGCAGACATTGCTACTGAATTAAATGCTGGCAGCAGCGATGCCGTGCGTATGCGTGCCACTAGAGCGGTACGTAAACTTATTAATAAGATCGGTGGATTCCGACCTTATCAAGATGTTGATCGACCTGACAAAGAAGCACAGGGTGAACAAGATGAAGAACAAGAAGAGTCAATTGAATTGTAATGGCTCATCTTCTTCTTCGATAGCAAGTATCTCTTCATCAGTTAGCAGCAGGCTATCATCGAATAGCCCTGCTTCTGCTGGGTCAGCATACATATCCTCAGCAAAGGCAGTCATTGATTCATTGATGAATTGATCTTCACTATCATAGTCAGGATACCAAGGAAGAATAGGTTTACCCTTGTCAATAAGGATTAAGCCTATCTCCTTTGTTATCTTTTTTTTATTGTCGAACTCTGTTGTTGTTGGCAGGTCGTCCTTGTTGAACCAATCAATCTTAATTAGATCAAGGTTGAACTCCCATATACCATTAGGTGTTGAGCAGATATACAATGGTGTGATACCAAGTTTATCTGCCTCTGCCTTAAGTCTATCATACTTTAGTTTCTCAATCATAAGGTCAGAATAGTGTGACCTACGACACTTGAGTTCAACGTATATGCCGTGATCAATAGAGAACGCGTCACTCGCTGAGTACTCGTCATTAGTTACGTGAACTAAATCATTGTATAGATTATCCCTGAGAAGATTAAATAGTTTCTTCTCGTCTAGATTTTGCAGTGACATTATCCTCCTGTCGAGTAGAACCCAGTCCCTTTGAACTGGATTGCTGGTGGTGTATATATTCTTGTGAATGTGTGACCGCAGTCACAGTCTACTAACACATCTCTGTCATTAACATTGCGTGATAGTACTAGGTGTGCGTTACATTTGTCGCAGCGGTATTCATATGTTGGCATTAGAATGGCCCTCCACTATAGTGTACATTCTGTTCTGCCGAATCGGGTACTATGACTGGCCCCCAAGGATCAGTTATATCTTGTTGTTCTATAGCGCGTTCAATAGATTGTTGCCAGCCGTAGTACTCTTGTTGAGTCTCACGCTTCTTGACAATTTCGTGTAAGAAATCAGGCATCTTCTATCTCCCCATCTATAGGTGTTGGTGCTGTCGCTAGTGTACCACAGGAAGCGCACTCCATATCTAAGAAGTACATACTTATGTCACCGTCCTCGTCGAACTTGACCTTGAGATTCCAAGTATCTGAAGCACACGGACACACGCGAGTTGGATTACCGCGTATGTCCATAGATTCAGAATAGTCAGGCACAAGATCGTTTATATCTTTACTCATTAGTGCCAGCCCTTCTCGTTAAAGAACTTCCAAGCCTCGCAAGGAGTTCCGTATCTGTAATAAATATAATCCAAGCCACGCTCAATCTGACGCGTTGCTGGTGTAGCAGGGTCAAGCCCTAACAGTTGCGGTATTCCACCAGCGTTTCTCCCCATTACCTTAATGCTATTGTACGCATCAGGATTCCACGCTGATTCTTTACCCCACAATCTGTTAAGGCAAGACCACTGCTTTTGTTGCCATTCTTTCAGCCTATCTTGTGCGTATGCCTTACTGTCCGTGACAGTCCAAGTCTGTTGAATCTCTACCGTTCCCATCGGTGGTGTAGGTTCATCTACTTGTTGTCCGAACTTCAGCATTGCGCCAATGATAAGCAGTAAGAAAATCATTACTCTCATTGTTGTGTTCCTCTCACTCTATGTGCGAAGTGTACTTTCCTTATTCGATCAGTACCTTTGACTGTCTTTCTTTTGATAAGGAGTCGCTCACCTGATAGTGTGCCACCCCAAATACCCCAGTCAACATTCTCACTCTTCATACCTTCTTCTAAGCATTCCTTAATGATAGGACACTTATTACAAATTGCTAGTGCTCGTTGTGCTCGTTCAAGCATAGCGATTTGCTGTGCCTTAGGAACACTACCACTACCTACAGTTTCCAATGTGTCTGAGAACCATAAGTCAGGGTCGCTATGACCTGTACATAATCCGTTCATAACATTATACCTAGTACATAAAGTATGAGCAAGAAAAATACTATGCCTAATGGAGTAACGCCACCTAACAAGGCGACTGTACTAAAGACAAATATAAATCTGGCTAACTCCAATACTATCCTTTCTATTAGGTGGACAGTTTAGTCGTCGAAGAAATCGTCCCACATTTCATCGGGTTCTGATGAAGCGAACTCGTCACAGTCTCTACTGTTATCGTGTTCGATCCCGCAGTCGTCGCACTCAACATAAATATCAAGTGCGATTGGGTCGTCAATTGGTGGCTCGTATGCCATTAACAATCCTTTCAGTTATGCGTGGTGAAATCTCATTCGCTGTTATGCGAGTGCGGTTAATGAGTTCGGTTAAGTCTCCGTGCTCATCATTGTAGTGGGAGAGTTGGTCAGCACACTCTAATAGTGTACCAACCAACCCTTCTAAATCCCACCAACCAAGAAAAGTTCCCTGCTCTTGGTGTATTGGATTCATTACGCGGTGAACACCACATCTACAAACCCATCAAGGCGTGACTGCTTAGTAACTAAGCCCTTCTTACCTGTGATGTGCTTGTATGTGCCGTCTCCGAGTGAAACCCACATTGACTTAGGCTTGAAGCGGTTCTGAACCTCTTTAGCCTTGACGATAGTACCACGCTTGAGAAACTCTGATGAGTCCTCGTATGCGTTGTAAGCGATTTCATCTGCGATTACTCGCAGTTCCTCGGCTAAGCCGAGAATTGTTTCTGTGCTTGTCATACTTACCTCTCTAGTTGTCGAACAATCTGTAAGCGTTATTGCCTACAGAAACTTAGTATACCATATCCTCGAAGGATTGCTTGGATTTCCACACCCTATCAGGTGTGTAGCATAGACAATCTACTATTGTCTGTTCACAATCGTAGCAGGTTTCACACATTGTACAATAGTACGGGTTCTCCACAAAGTCTACGATTGCTTCACAGAATATACACACTTCCATATCGGGAATGTCACCATCTGCTAGAGTCCGATAGTATTTAAGGAGTTGCTCATCATACTCTTTGTCCTCCTCCTTAGTCCACAATGGCGTTGCCACCACAGTAGTACGCTTGTGCGAACTATTCGACCACCATATACCTTCGTCGTCCCAAGTACCCAACTTCTCATTGAGAAGATACATAGGGTACCGTGCCGTAGGGTCGGTAGTTAGTACCGCAATCTTACTACCACCTGCCCACTTCTGTAAGATATGGAATACATTATCATCATCTAATACTGTAACACCACCCATAGCAGGCAGAGTATCCTCTGCGAATACTCTAGTGTCCGACCTTCTGTCGTTGTCGGCTATGTTAATGTCTAGTACACCATTGTGTGCTAGATAAGTCTGCTCGTCACCACCTACAATAAATGGGTGACAATTCTGCTCGTTCTTTACTCCGTGTGTAGCATACCTAGCGTGCCACATAGCATACCCATTGGGATATTGCTTACGCAAATCTAAGAACCGCTTGATTATTTTCTTTGCTGACATACCACGCTCTGAGATAATCGTATCTCCTGCGTGGATAGCAAAGCCATAGCCGTGCGGATTACTACAAGCACCAGCGTGTAAATCCTCTTTACTCGGTGTAGAGTTAGGTTCACACACTACTAATAGACACATACTATCACCCCTTACGCGTTGATTGTTGTTGGCTTACTAAGATTTGTACTAGCAACTTTACCTAGTCGCTGATACAAGTCGGGATAGAGTCCATTGTTAGACTCTACATAATCGGAGAACCATTCCCACGATAGTGCGCCTAGTTTAACTTCATCTAGGCGTAACTCTCTAGTGTATTCGACCATAGCGTGAGCAAGGTCGAGTGCGGATAGAACACCCTTTGGATTCATAGTACCCCTAAAGAACCTGAGTTCGATAGTCGTACGATTTTGTGTATTGACCGCAGACATACGCTCACTACTGTATTGTCTAGGGTCACCCACCTTATGCTTCAATGAGAACACAGGCTTGTCGAACTCATTGAAGGTGTAGACATCATTGAACCTAGCATAGTCGGACTTACGACCTGCGAACTTCATCATCATCTCGGCATTATGGTAGACGAGTGAGATAAATCGGTGCAAGTGTGCGCCACTACTGAAGCCAGCGCGACTAATATGAATATGTAATCCGCAAGTCGTAGTATCCCACGACCTTGCTTCATAATCTGTACGCAATTTATCTATGGTATCCCACAATAGTTGTGAGTTATCACGATACTGCGTATGCGTATGCGGTTGAGTAACTATCTCGAACCCTGCGTATCCGTCACGACCTATACTAGAGTCGTGTTTAAGGATAGCAGTACCTTTGAGTGCGTTACTTGCGAATTCACTTGCGCCTTCTAGCCCGTTATTATTCTTTGTCCGTATCTGAGTTTCTAACTCAAAGCCAAAGAATAAACCGCGCTTAGATTCGCCTATGAAATTAACTTCGGGCTTACAACTATACTGATGTATGAAGCCACGATTACCGCAACAACCTAGACGATTACCACGACCATTACCGCCGTCACTACCACAATCGCAAGGGTCATCATCATAGAAGTATTCCTCGCAATCCTCACAATAGTATGCCGAAGTTTCGTAGCAACTCTCACACAGAGAGTCATCACGAACATAGTAACTATCATCTCGGTCACTAAAGGACTCCTCGCAACCATTACAATAGAACGAGTTATTGTCGGCACAACTTTCACACCAAACATCACCACTAACATAGCGATGATTGTCCCGAAGTTCCCCGTCATTACAACGCTCACAGACTACTGCACACTCGTTACAGTATAACGAGCCGTGACCTTCTGAATAGATAGAGCGTTCTTTAAGCCCTAATCTTGAACAGTAGTCGCAGTAATAGGAACAATCTACACAGACGATACTATCATCTAACAATCTAGTATCATCTAGGTTGAAATCTCCACCGCATTGAAAGCACGAAACTTTCTCATCATTATCCATTATCCACCCCCTTCCTTTGGAGTAGTAGGAACTTTACCACTTAAACGCTAGCCTTAGGGACAAGGTTGGCGATGTTGTCTATCATAGCGTCTGAAATCTTATTACGCAAATCTTGAACCGCAAGTTCAAGCGTTCTGAAATCGTTGCGTTTGTGTCCTTCTTGTTCAGTCCTAAGTGCTGACCGAATTATAGCAACCTCACTAGGAGTAAGGTCGAGTAGCAAATTATCGGACATAGCCCGATAATTTACTGAGTCGTCGTTCTAGTACATAGATACGCCGAAAGGCGACCACCAGTACCAGATTAACCGAAGCAAGGGCAATAATTAAAGCAAATAAATCGCCATTGGATAGGTTCATCTCATTACCTTTCTACGATACGCACCGAGTTGTGCGAGTGCCTTACTAGGTCGCGAACCTGCGCCGACTAATCGGTGTAAGGCGTGGCGTGTTACTTGTCCGAGAGATGAATAGTTCCAATCTCGCGCATAAGTGCTTCACGCCGTTCTTGAAGTTGAATTGCTAGGTTGTCCTGCTCACTTACCTTATGGGTAAGTGGCGCGACCTTACGGGTTGAACGCTTAGCCTTTGCGCGCTTAACGCGCTTTGGCTTTACTTGTTCAATCACAATCACTTCACCATTTGGCTTAGTAATTGTGACGGGTTGTATCGGGTGCTTCGATTGTTTCCACGCTACCGAAGCGCGTGGCTTAGGTCGAAGTATTTGGATACTTGCCATTTGTCTATCCTTTCGGTTGGTTGAACTTGTGAGCAGATAAGGCGCGAACCCTATCTGCCCGAAAGGGAGAACTTGCCACGCTTACAAGGCGTGACTCGCGCTCCCTTTGTTGTTGTGAATTATCGAAAGGCGAAAGTTTCTTATCGGTTTCTATCCGCTACTGGTTCGCGCTATCGCGAAAGGTTCACAAGAGAAACAAGAGCCGACTCGGTTCTTTCTAGGGTAACAATCTGCCGAAAGAGAGAGAACAGAAGTTCAATCGGATAGCCGACAAACTTCACAATCTTTCGGGGTTCTTTCAACCCACAAGCCAAACTTACCACACAAAGGGAGAACAAGGCGCAAGAGTGAAATGCCAGGTGGTAGATTTGTGGTGATTTGTCCGATTTGTGAGTGTGATATAGGTCACACTTGCGTAGGGCTAAAGCGTACAAAGTAGGGCAAAGCGGGTCGAAGCGGGCAAGGTGGACATATGTGTAGAAGATAGGGCAAGTTGGACAACTCGGACATCTTGGGAGAATACGGACATTGAGATAGTTGAAGTTTCAACTACTTCGGGGATTGTCGCGCTTATACCATAGGTTAGGGCTACAACTTACCATTTAGAGTGTGGCGTTCATCACACGAACAAGTGTTCGATAGCCCCCTTTGGTCGGGTCGGGTGGATAGTCCACAAAGAGATAAATCGACATTTGGTTTTTAACTTTAACTATCTAGTAAAGGTTTAGGGTTGAAGCCCCAAAGGGCTTTGTCGATAAGTCGATAATTCACAATGGGTCGTATATGTGTAGATATATCTCTTTATCGACATTTGCCCGTAGGGTTGTTTAATGTGGTCGTCCTCTATATATTATGACTCCCATACAAATTTTCTGTTATATTCCGGCCTGTGACCAGGCCTTTTAATATATAGCCCCCCTTATATAAAAATATATATTCACAATGTGTTCGTTTTTAGTGTTTGAACAGGTTATCTTATATGTAATGTATTACATATACGGAGTCGCTCCGTTTAAGACTCCGCGACTCCTATATAATATTATATATAATATATATAATGGGAGAGTTATATCGTTTAATAGGGACCGTTAATAGACTGATATTTAGGGGATAACTGATGGGCAGAAAACCAGGTGTTCAGGCCATCCCTAAACGGGAGGCCCAGGAGAAAGTCCTAGTTCAGCTAGAGCAAGGTGCGACCATTACGGCCGCTATGCAGTCCGTTGGACGATCAGATGTAGCCTACCGACAATGGTGTATGACTGACCCTGACTTCAAAGAACGAGCCGAGAAGTCCCGCCTAGAGGGTAAGGGCATCAAGGCTGACCTCAAGGAGCTCAAGGACATTTCCTTCCCTGACTTCTCTGAGCAGTTCCTAGACACTACGCTCTTCGAGCATCACCTTGACTGGTACGATCTAATCGAGGGCCGTGAGCCACGATGGATCCACCCAAGTATGACGTACGAGCAAGGCGCACTTAACCGTGTTCTGATTAACGTACCACCCGAGCACGCCAAGTCTACGGTCATTACGACAAACTACGTCGTCTATAAAATTGTTACGAACCCTAACGCCCGAGTCATTATCGTTTCTAAGACTCAAGGTATGGCTCGTAAGTTCCTCGGTGCGATTAAGACTCGTCTTAGCCACCCAGCTTATACAAAACTCCAAGTAGCCTTCGGCCCTAACGGAGGATACAAGGCAGATGCAACCCAATGGTCTGCTGATATGATTTACCTAGGTACTGGCCGCGACTCTGGCGAAAAGGATCCTACGGTGCAAGCATTAGGATTTGGGTCACAGATTTACGGCGCCCGCGCCGACCTAATTATCCTAGACGATGTTGTGATGAACTCAAATGCCCACGAATGGGAGAAGCAAATTGAATGGCTTCAGAAGGAAGTTATCACACGTCTGGGACGGCACGGAAAATTACTTGTAGTAGGAACCCGTGTCGCTCCCATTGACCTTTATAAAATGATTCGCAGTGGCGATCAATGGTCTGGTGGCAAGAGCCCGTTTACTTACTTCGCTCAGCCCGCCGTTCTAGAGTTTGATGAGAACCCTGAGAACTGGAAAACCTTGTGGCCTGCTAGCAATCAGCAAGAAAATCAGATAGACGAGGTTGGCAAGGATGGACTTTATCCGAAATGGGACGGACCCTCTCTCTTTACGCGCCGCTCTGAAGTTGCATCATCTGTCTGGGCTATGGTCTACCAGCAAGAAGACATCCAAGAAAACTCTATCTTTTCGCCAACAGCAGTTGCAGGATGTGTTAACGGTATGCGAAAGCGCGGACCGCTTAAACCAGGTGCTCCAGGGCACCCGACGCACGTAGAGGGTTCTTATACAGTTATTGGTTTTGACCCTGCTGTATCTGGCAGGTCTGCTTTCGTAGCAGTTACCTACAATAGGTCTGATGGTAAGATCTATGTTCTTGACTGCGTCAATATGTCAGAGCCTAGCCCGCAGAAGGAACGCGCTCTTATTGAAGAGTGGGTTGAGCGATATCGACCACAAGAATTCCGCGTTGAAATTAACGCACACCAGAAGGCGTATCAGATGGATACTGACCTTCGCAACTTCTTAGCATCTTATGGATGCCAGATGAACCCACACTTTACTGGTAAGAACAAGTGGGACATTGGATTCGGCGTAGCTTCTATGTCGCCACTCTTTGGCAGCATTAGAGATACACGCTTTCAAGACAACAACATTATTCAGATACCAAGCAATGAAGGATCCGAAGGTCTGAAATCTTTAGTTCAACAACTCATTACCTGGAAGCCTGACACAAAGAACCCAACCGACTGTGTAATGGCTCTATGGTTTGCAATCATTCGTGTGCGTGAACTTATGCAACAATCAAGCAAGGTGGGACAGTATCAGCAAAATCGCTGGACCACTCGTGCTCAGAAGGCACAGCGTGGATCGCTTAACTTAGACGACGCCTTTGCAGAGCAATGGGTCGAAACTTACGGATAAGGAAAATAATGGCATCATCAAACCGTATTGAAGGCATTGGCGGCGGTAGTCGTGGTGTCGGAGGTATCACTGGTGGCGGTGCCAAGAATGTTAATCCAGTTAACAAGCAGATGACTACACGTGCACAAAACATTATTGATGAACTTCGCAAGTCACAAGGTTGGAAAAAACCCACCCCTGCTGAATCACAAGCAGTAAAGACTGCAGCACAAAAGAATGCAATTGAGCGAGCAAAAAAGGGAATGGGCTAATATGGCTTTAACAATGGAACAGATTGCAGCACGAGTCATCTCGATGCGTTATCGCAATAATGAACGCGATGCTCGCAACCTTGATGTACTTGCTGTCCGTAAAGGAAAGATTGCTGAGGTTTACCCAGACTTCTTCCCAGACGGTGTTGATGCAAACGTAGTAGCAAACTTTATTGATATCGTAGCACGTGACCTATCTGAGGTTATGGCGCCACTTCCTGCCGTCAACTGCTCTGCAGCAAACCAGGTAAGTGACCGCGCTAGAGGTTTTGCTGATAAGCGTACACGTATCGCATCTAACTACTTCCAGAATTCAGACCTTGGAGTACAGATGTACTCAGGTGCTGACTGGTATCTGACATATGGTTTCGTTCCATTCATCATTGAATTAGACGATGAAGCAAAGCTTCCACGTATCCGCATTGAAAATCCAATCGGTGCGTATCCAGAATTTGATCGTTATGGTCGATGCATTGCATACGCAAAGCGATACACACTAACTCTCGGAGAACTTGTATCTCAGTTCCCAGAGTATGAGCGTGAACTTCTTGGTGGCTACGGCTACAAGCAGGATCTCAACGCACAGATTGAAATGATTCGTTACTACGACAAGGATCAATCTGTAATCTACATTCCATCAAAAGGTGACTTAGTTCTTTCAAAGGCTAACAATCCTCTTGGAAAAATGATGGTTGTTGTTGCGCGCAAGCCATCTATTGATGGTGAACTACGTGGACAATTTGATGACGTGCTCGGCATTCAATTGCTTCGCAATCGTTTTGCTTTGCTCGCTATGGAAGCTGCAGAGAAATCTGTACAAGCTCCTATTGTTCTTCCACAAGATGTACAAGAACTACAGTTGGGTGGAGACGCGGTTATCCGTACTGCAAACCCAGCAGGTGTACGTCGCGTAGAACTATCAATACCACAGGGTGCATTTACAGAGCAGAATGTTCTTAATCAAGAATTGCGTGTTGGATCACGTTATCCTGAAAGCCGTACTGGAAACATTGATGCTTCAATTGTTACAGGTCAAGGCGTACAGGCTCTTATGGGAGCTTTTGATACTCAGGTTAAGTCAGCACAAGCAATCTTTGCTGCAGCACTTCGTGATGTAATCAGCCTTTGTTTTGAAATTGATGAGAAGTTCTTCTTTGAAGAAAAGACAATTCGTGGTGTTGACTCTGGATCACCATATGAAATCACATACAAGCCTACAAAAGACATCAAGGGTGACTACTCTGCTGATGTACGCTACGGTATGTTGGCTGGTTTAAATCCAGCACAAGGTCTTATCTTTATGCTCCAAGCACTTGGTGGTGGACTCATTTCCAAGGATATGGCAATGCGTGAACTCCCATTCACAGTTAACGTAACACAAGAACTAGAAAAGATTGAAATCGAGCAAATGCGTACAGCATTACTCGGTTCACTTACAGCCTACACTCAAGCGATACCACAGATGGCGACACAAGGCCAGGACGCATCCGATGTAGTTCGTAAGATTGCTTCGGTGATTAAGGCTCGACAAAAGGGACAGGCATTGGAAGATGCTATCGAGGCTACCTTCGCACCGCAGCAACAAGTTCCTCCTGCTGGGGCACCTACTAATGCGGTTGAGCAACCGTCCCCTGTTCCCGCTGGCGTTCCAGCAGGAGGCGCTTCCCCTCAGGGAGAAGTAGCATTGCCTCCCGCAGAAGAAGCGGCACCAGATATTCAAAGTCTTCTCTCTAGTCTAACAGGTGGCGGAGAAGCAAATGCAAGTGTTCGTACAATCCGACGTAGATAATTAAGTAGGGGACAATGACAACAATTATTGGATTAGAGTACAAAGATAGTGCTATAATTGTTGCAGATAGTCAAACTACTGACGACAGTGGCAGAATTTATTCTCATCCAGATGTTAAGAAGATTGCTGAAAGAGGCGCATTCTTAATCGCTGGATCTGGGGAAGTGCTACCGTGTGATGTTGCACAACACATATGGGAACCACCAGTACCAACAAAGTCTGATTATAAAGACTTGTATCATTTTATGATTGCAAAGGCTATGCCTTCTCTGCGTAAATGTTTATCAGAGAATGGTTATAACTTTGATGAAGATACAAAAGAAATGCGCTTTCAGTTTATCATCGCTGTGGGCGGAGAAGTATTTGATGTAGACCAAGAATGTTCAGTATCTAAATCTGACACAAATGTCTACGCAGCAGGATCAGGTGCAGCATACGCACTAGGTGCGTTACACGCTGGAGCAGATGCTTACCAGGCAATGGAAATTGCAAGTAAGCTCACAGCATTTACCGCTCCACCGTATACATCTAAAGTACAACCTAAACATATTAAGTAGGAGGAAACGTGGCTGGAGTTAAAGGACGTAGTGGCGGAGATCGCCCAACGGCACCACAGAACAATCCTGCAAACATTTCAGCAACTGGTGGCAGAGGACAAAGCGGCACACAGCCAGCACGATATATCTCTGGACTAGGTTATGGACAAGGACAGGCTACAATGCAACAACAACAGTCTGCACCTATGGCTGCTACACCAGCAGATGGTGGTATGGCACAATCTAATACAATAGAATCTATGTTGCCACGTATTACGCCTTTAAATTCACCAACTGAACGACCAGATGAACCAGTTACATCAGGCTCCGACTTGGGTCCTGGTCCAGACTCATCTGCGCTCAATCTTCCAGCTATGGCTACGCCACAGCCTGAATCACCTATTCAAATTATACAAGCTTTGTATATGCAAGATCCTACAAATGAAGATGTACGATACATCCTAGAAGGACTAACTTCACAAGGGCGGCTATAGTGGCTAGTTTTCCAAAAGTAAAAAAGGATGCTAACGGCTTGCCAATTATGATTGGCGTAGATGAGCGCATCACTACACAGGATCAGGCTGACTACTCTGATGTTCTAAAGGCATCGCAATTAGTCACAGGTCCCAACGGTGATCGTTTGCGCGACCTTATTAAGGATAACCCAGGAGCATCTGCTGGACTTGTAACAAGTCTATATCGTGCAGGCGCAATGCCTAACAACAATCTTGTAAAGGTTCTTACAGAGATTGATGTGCAAACTCGTGAACAACGCGCTGCTGATAAGAAAAAAGAAAGTGACAAACTTTCAACACAAAGATTTAATTCAACCCCTTGGGGAATTGGTTGGACTGGACTTAAAAAATTAGTTCTTGGATTAGCAATCACTGGAAATGCCGTAACAGAAGCTGTATCAGCACCATTTAGAACAGCGGTTGATGGACTTGGCAAAGAATTTAATGCTATTAAAAATGGAGATGTCGACTGGTTTGGCAATCCTATTTCAGGTAAAACTCGTGAAGAATTAGGTTTAGTTAAGGCCGAACCTTATGCTGCACAAAAGGATATTGCAAAAGAATTCCTTGGGCAACAGACAGTATTTCAAATTATAAAGCAACTTAAAGATGAAGGCAAAGTTGATCTTGGTACTGGATTTTTTCCATCCGAAGAAAGCGGAGCGGCATTTGCTGCACGTCAAGAACAACTAAAAGCAAACAAGGTTGCTTTCAAGGTTAATGGACAAACATACTATCGTCCTTATGCACTACTTGATCCAGTAGCATATGTTGTAACTGGTGGACACCCTGAAAGCGATACTGCTAGAATTATTACAGCAATTGGCGACATTGGCGTTGCTATTGCATTAGATCCTTTCCTTGCAGTTGGTCGACTCAAAGCAGCCAAAGAACTAGCAGATAGCATAGCACAAGCAGGTTCTGGAGTCAAAGCAGCAAAAGCCGCTAAGGATGCATCCATTCTTAAGTCTCAACTTGACGAAGCTATGAAGCGCACACAAGATTCTCTTGATGCTATGAAAGTAGCACCTGCTGCATCAAAAAACAAGAAGATGAATCAGTATCTTAAGAATTTTAATGAGATGGCTAGAATTCGTGATGAATACAATAACATTAAGATTGACTACGATAGCATAGCAAACTTCTTATCTGGACCCGCTAGCGCACACATTATCGACACGATTGCCGACATTTCTGACTTTAGAAAGATTCAGAAGTTATCTAAGGGAAAACTTACCGTAGATGAAGCGGTTGCATTGGCAAAAGCAAGCACTCGTGAAGAAGTGTTAACGGCAATTGCGCCATATATTGCAGATGGTGCTGTGATCCAACGCTCATTAGAGCAAGGAACTAAGACTGGTCGCGCTATTTCTAGGCTTGCAAGCGGCGTAAGTAAGGGACAAAGCGTAAGAGCCTCACAGTTTGTACGTGGAGCGGCAGCAAATGCCCTTAATCGCGTACCTGTTACAGAAAAAATCATAGCAATTGGTCGCAAATATGATGCATACTTACCAAATGCTGGCGGAACACTGATTCACGTAACCAATAAAGATAAACTTATTGAGACTGTAAACAACATTGGTCGCTATATGGAACTCGATAAGACAACTCTTGATAATATTATCAATGATATTGCGTATGCCCCATCTGGCTCTAAATCAGGGTACGATTCAACAGCAACACTATTTAATGCTATCTTTACTAAGTATGAATCACGCTTTCAAGGCGAAGAACTAGAAGCATTCAAGAAACTTACGCGAGCATTTGATACTGAACGCAAGAATACATCAGCATATTGGGCAGAGCAACACGCAAAAGGTGCTGAAATTAACTTTGGTTTAGTAAATGGTAAGCAAGTCACTCTCCATAGTTCCCACCTTGACTCTGAGTTATTAAATTCATTTGTATTTATTCCAAGTCCTAGAGAAATCAAGGATGCACTGGAGTCTGCTAGTAAAATCTTTCGTTATACAAAAGATATAAACAATGCACTCAGTACATTTACTGGTGTATGGAAGAAAACAGTAATGGTTCGTCCAGCATATATTGCTAGAAACATTATTGAAGAACAAATTCGTGTATTCGGTGTGGGTCACGTTTCATTCTTTAACCATCCTTTAAGTGCTATGGCTATGTGGATGGGTAGAGATGGTGGACCTAAGTGGAAAGCCCTTCTTAATAAGTTAGATGAGACACGTAACGATGTTTATGGCGTCTCAATGAAGGGCAAGACAGCAGCAGAAGACTTCTCTCACGAAGCACTCGCTGGCGAACTTGTCGGTCCTTATGTTTCCTTTATGTCTGAATCATCTATAGGTGCATCTGGAGATGGTGCACTTAATAAGATTATTACAAGCCTTGGGTACCAAAAAGAAGTATATGGACACCCATCTTGGTGGGGTGGATATGCTAGCCAAATGCGTATCCTACATAACTCCGCATTTGTGCGAAAGGTTATCGCTACTCCTACAGGTAAAGAACTTGATACAGTCAACTTCTTCCTTAAGGGTGATGGCAAGGATGATCTAGCACGATTCATTGCATCTAAAGACCAAGAGTTTAAAGATTTTGTTAGCACTCCAGAAGGCTTAATGCAGTACCTATTCACTGGCAAGAATAAACTTGGTGAAGATGTATCTGTTCTTGCACGTATTGAAGAGATGGCTGGTGGGGGACAGGGCGCTTCTTTAATTAAGCAACTTATCCTTGATGGCAAAGTTACCATAGGTGGCAAAGTAATTGAGATTCCTAATGGAAAGACAATTGCAGAAGCAACTAGTAAACTAAGTAATAAAAAGCTTACACAGCGTGCTGGATTTACAAAAATAAATGATGAGTTTGCTAAAAATCTTGAAGATACGTTTGATGGTCTTGGTAACTGGGAAAACATTCGTATGGTTGTTCCAGTTAAAAGCGTTGAAGCTGCTCGTGGAATTCCTGGCGAGTTCGAGAAGCTCACTAACTGGTTCTTTGAAAAGGCTATTCGGTTTGAAAAGACGTCTACAATGGGACCTGAATGGCGTCAATCTTATTGGGATGCTATTCGTGACCTATCTGCTGGACTCGATGCAGATGCTATTGCTAGACTAAGACCTGTTGCGGAGAAGAGTTTATTACCTCTAAGAAATCCAATTACTGGACGCAATATTGGTTCAAACCATAAAGTTTGGGGTGCATTAGATAACGCAAGCGGCAAGGGTCCAATCACTCTTGATGAAGCACATCAGTATGCAGCAAACCTGGCAAACAAAAAGGTTGCAAGTTTGTTCTATGATGCAAGCAAGCGTAACCTATTGTTCCATCAGATGCGTCTTATATTCCCGTTTATGCAGGCCTGGGAGAATACGCTTGAAGAGTGGTCACGCATTGCGTTGAACAATCCTCTACAGATTTACAAGGCAGCCAAGGTTGGTGACTGGGCAAGTAGTTCATCGTCATCAGCATTGTATGAATTAACTGATGCAAAAGATTACTATGATCCAAATCAAGGATTCTTCTTTGGAGATCCTCAGACTGGAGAACGTAAGTTCTTTGTTCCTTTTGCAACTACTGGCTTGAATATACTTCAGACTATGATTCCTGGTGGTTCTGCTGCAAGACTTAGTGGTCCTATGGCATTCTCAGCAACACCACAGTCTTTTAACTTCGCACTTGGTGGCGGTAGTTTCTTCCCTGGATTCGGTCCAGGTATTCTTATAGGTACAGCAATGCTTGATGCATTGAATAAGAATCCACTTAAGATTCTACCAGCAAACCTAGAAGAAGATATCTATCGTATTGCATTCCCTTACGGATTACCTGATATTAAGAATCGTGGTTTAATTGATGGAGCACTGCTTACATCTAACTGGGCACGTATTATTCAAGGTGGTATCCTAGGTATTGAATCTGCATACTCAAGCGCATTCGCGCCAAGTATGTTGTATCTTGCTAATAGCGGAGACTATAGCCTAGATGATCCTAATGATCAGGCTCGTTTAGTAAAAGATAGCGATAACTTAGCACGTTACTTTACTATGTGGCGTGGTATCTTTGGTGCATTAATACCAATTCCTTTTGCTATGAAGCCCGAATCGCTTGCTAAAAGCAAGGACGGAAACACTGTACTTGCTACAGCACTGTGGTCTGACTTTAAGAACCTAGAAAAAGAAGCAGGCTCTAACAAGAATAAGGCATATGCAGACTTCTTGGAAACATATGGGCCCGAACAGGTGTTCGCTATTGTTAGAACAACTACTGGATTTGAACCAACAAATCTTCCTACATACAATTTGATCCGCAAGGATCCATCAGTTCTTGATAAGTATCCTGATATATATGGAACATTCTATCCTAATGGAGAACTATCACAGGTTCTTTATAAGTTCCAACAGATGCAAGGTAACTTTACAAAGATGAGCACTGCTGATATTATGGCAGAAGCAACTCGGGTTCGTTACAAGGCTGCTCAAGATCGCCTGATGGCACGTTCAGTTGGTGAAGGTTGGGCTAAATCACAGTACGATGAAGCCCTCAATTCACTCAATGAATCATACAAGTCACGCAATTATGACCCTGGTATGAGAGATTTTGGATGGCAAGAACGCGCCATAACACAGTTAAGACTTGCCGTAAACGATGATACACTAGTTGATTCAGATGCACTTGCTGGTGCTCGTGCTTACCTTATTCAACGTGACAAGGCCCTTAAAGCTAGTGGTATGAAGACTCTTAAGAATCAAGCATCTGAACCACAGCGTGAGTGGCTTGCTAGTGAAGCATTAAACCTTTTAAAGAAGTATCCTGATTTTCAGAAGATATTTTACACATACTTTAAAGACGAATTGGAGGGCTAATGCCTATAGTCGCAACTGGCCAGACTGCCACTGAAGCCAAGAATAAGGCTAATGCCAAGAAGAATACGAAGCCTAGAACTACCAGTACTCCAGAAGAAGATGTAGTAAATAATCCACCAGTAAGCACTGCTAGCACATCAAGCAAGACAAGTCTTAGTGGTCTGCCTATTGGTATGCAAGTTAATACTGGAAAGATTGCTACGCAGTACGTTGGAATAGATCTTGTTCAGGGTGCTCCAGTTTACAACAAGGTTCAGTATACACAAGATAGTCCTTATCAACTTGTTGCCACTAAGAGCAACCAAGAAAAAGCTAACCTTCTTCTTTCCTTGGCAGCAGTTCCTGAGCTATATGCAAAAGGACAGGCTCCAACTCCAGACTTTATCCGTCAACAGGGTAATGCAATATCGTTTAGACCTGAGGATTATAAAGCTTTAACAAGCATTATGATTCACGCCGACAAGGTCGGTCAAACATATGATGCAAGTCTTGTTACATTTGTACAGAATCCTGGTCTAGCAAAGCAATACTTCGGTAGCGTATCTGGCACTGGAAAGACTATATCTCTTTCCCGTCCAGCAGAACTTAAGGCAGAACTATCTGCTAAGTTTATGGATCTGTTTGATATCTCACCAGATGACAAGACTGCACAGGCTTACATTAAAGATATCAACAAAGCAGAAATGCGTGCTAAGGGTGGAATCAGCGCACAGGAAAAAGAAGATATCTTTCTTAGGTATGTAGAGAAGACAGCAAGTGAACGCTTTAAGATTGCCGCTGCTACACCAGGTGAAGAAGATAATATTGCACTTGAAGCTGGATCTCTTGGCACTGTAATCAAGCAGATTCGTAATGCTTATGCAAACAACGGTCTTGCTACATCTGAAAAGAAGATCTACGCTGACGCGCTAAAGGGTATCCGTAGCCAACAGGCTCTTGCTAATACATTGAATACTATTTCGGTGCAAGCAATTACGCAGTTCCCAGCATTTAAGCAACAGATTCTAGATGGTTCAACTGTTAAGGATCTACTTGATCCATACGTACCATCATACCAAAAGATCTATGGAAAGCTCCCAAAGCCAAGTGACTTGTATGAGGTTGCTGCAGGTACATCAGTAATTCCTGTTGCAGAATGGGAAATGATGCAATGGAAAAAACCAGAGATCAAACAAACTAGTTTTTATAAGAATACAATTAATGCCGATATTAGAACTATGGCTACAGCGTTTGGAGCAAATGTATAATGGCTGGCGCATTCGATAGAGATATAGTTATACCTGCAGAAACTGCACCTACAGCGCCAGTTTATAAAGATCCTATTCAAGTAAAGACAGAATTAGGTGCTATTCAAAAAGAGTACCTTGCCACAAGAAGTCAAACAGGTACTCAACTTACTGGAATGAAAGCTACGCTTGAGGACCTTGGCAGACGTGCTAGTGAAATTAAAGACCCAGCTGAACGTGCTTGGTTTGTTGAGACTCAAAAACTTGCTCTTAATAATACTAATCTTGCATTAGAACTGCAAGCAATTGTAGATGCAAATGACAATGCAAATGCTGGCGCTTCTAAACAAGCTTTAGATTTATTAAAATCAGATGCTATTTTTACATCACAGGGTACAAGCGGCATATCTAACACTGGGAAATACTATCTTAATGGTATAGAAGTAAGCAAAGAAACATATGTAAACGGTAGTGGTGGTGGCAGAAACATTGGCGGAGGAACTGGTGGAGGTCAAACTCCTGCAGGACAATCTGGTGGTGCTGGAAGTCTCCTTGCTAATCCAGAATACGCAGCACTTATTGCGTCACTTGAATCCTACGGTCTTAAAAATATAGCATCAGTACTGGAGCAAATTCGCGTAGATAATCCTAGCATTTCTGGCGAAGGTATGCTTACGCTTCTAAGAAATGATGCTCGATATAACAAAGAATATTTGGTTCGATTTTCAGGTAACGAAAAACTAAAAACTGCTGGCAAACCTATGCTTGATGAAAGAACATATCTAGCAAACGAAGCAGCATATGAAAAAGTTTTCACACAATATCAGTTGCCTCAATTTGTAAATAGAAGCAAGTATGCCGACTTTATTGGTGGCAGTATTGCTCCAACTGAAATTGCCAGTCGAGTATCTCTTGCATACGATAGAGTACTAAAAGCAAATCCAGGATCACTTGACGCGTTCAGGAGATTCTTTCCTCAATTATCAACTGGTGATATAGTTGGTGCTATGCTTGATCCAGCAGAACAACTACCTGCATTGCAAAGAAAAGTTATTGCAGCAGAACTTGGCGGAGCAGCAATTGAGCAAGGACTTAATGTGTCTCTTGCGGCAGAAAGCATCAAGAATACACGCTATGCCAATTTACAATCTGGTACAGTTGGAGCAGAAACTCTTCAACAGGCTGGTATTGACAAAGAAACCGCTCAGATCGGGTACGAAAGAATTGCTACTGAACTTCCAACTATGGAAAAACTTAGTTCTATTTACGGAACAACACTTGAAGCATACACGCAGAAAGAAGCAGAGCAGTCACAGTTATTGGGTCTTGCATCTGCAACAAGAAAGAAGCAGCAACTAATTGCTAGAGAAGCAGCACAGTTCCAAGGAAGCGCTGGAACAACAAAGGGTGCATTCTCTACGCAGTACTTGAGCAGACAATCATCTACAGGCGCTTTCTAATATAAAATCCTATATGGACCTATCGGCCCCATATAGCGTACAAGACCGATAGCAAGAGCCAGACCAGTTCCCCGATTGGACTCTGAGGCTTGCGACTACAACGAATAGAAGGGTGGGTTGCTATGAGCAACAACTACTGGGACGACGACGAAGACGACATCGATACACAAGACGAATCACAAATGGACGGCAGTGACTTACTTAAAAAGTTACGTAAAGCCAAGCGTGCAGACGAGAAG